CGAGTTGCTGATCACCGATGGATCAGCCGTGGTGGGGGTGCCAAACGTGGCCGTGGGGCGGTTGGCTTCCGAGTAGGCCGTGACTTCCGTCCAACCAGCGTGGGAGGCCATGGTATCGCCAGCGGCAGGGTTGTTCGAGGCAGCAGCACCGTACAGGCCGAAGTACCAAGCAGCGGTGTATGTAGCGCCCTTGAAGAACTTGTCGTTCATGAACTGCAGGCCCTCGTTGACCACGAGGTTGTGTTGCTTGTCTTCCCACTTGAGGTTGCCCTCGCTGTCGAAACACTGTACGGTGAACACGCCACCAGCTTTGACTCTTTCAATGCTCATTTCAAGCTCCTATCAGGAAAATCGGATCAGCGCACTGGTCGCTGTGTTGGCGGGCATCTGCACCAAAAAGGTATTGGTAGCAGTCTTGTCAGAACCAAAGTCCAAAACCGCTACGGCCTTGTTTGACTTGGTGCTATTGTAGATGAGGGCACCCCGTGCGGTGAACGCAGCAGGGTTCCAAGTCGTGTTGGTGAAGATCACAAACCCAGCGTCATTGACCGATACGCCGGTGAGGGTGTTGCCACCAGCCACGTAGCCAGTGCCAGAAGTCTCGCCGGCCGTGCCATACACCGTGGTGTTTGCGCCCAGATCGGCAGTGGCCACGTAGAGCGCCAGTTTAAACGTGTCGGTGTTGAAGTCGTGAACCGCTTTGAGCAGGTCAGCCTTGAACGAGGTGGTTGCGGTTTGGGTAATCATGCCGTGACCTCAAATTTATTCAGTTTCCGCATATTCTCAACCCCCGGTATGACCTGCAAGTTCAAGGGCACATGCAAACCAGACACGCGCCTGCCTTGTAGAGGGATTATATGGTCCACATGCCAAGAAAACCCGAATAGCTTTGTGCGTACCGCCGCGATCTCGTATGCCTGTTGCATGACCCAGTGCTCGTCGTCTGAAAGCCAGCTCGGGGTACGCTTTAGCTCTGCCGCATGCCGCCGTTGTTGGGCAGCAGCCACAAGGTGCTTATTGTTCTGTCGCCAGTTGCGGGTTGTTTGCTTGCGCTTTTCGGGATTCTCAAGCCGGTAACGGATGCCCGCCATACGCAGCGTCTCGGCATTTTTGAGTTTGGTCTTGCGGGAATACTCGCGCACTTTGTCTGGGTTTTTTGCAGACCATGCCTTGATGATTTCCGCGCATTTTTCGCGGTTGTTGGCTCGGTACGCAACATCGCGGTCGCGCTTTTTCTGCGCACTCACCGGGTCTGCCATGTACTTTTGGCGATCTTTTCGCTCCTGTGCCCGTGTGCGTTCGGGGTCAGATGCTCGGCTCTTCCGCAAATTTTGTTTTGCGCACTCTACGCAAGCACCTGATACACGACGCAAGCCCTCCAGCTCTGGATGCGCTTTGCAAGGGCTGCCAAAACAGGTCGGCAACCCCAGCGCTTTGGCTTCTTGTCGTGTGTAGCGTGTCATGTCACCGCCTGACGGTACTGGCCTGTGCGATAACTGTCAGTTCTTTCGAGCCCATCCCCTAATCTCTTGGCCAGAGCCAAGGCTTCCTTGTACTTGGTCTCAAACACGAGACCTTCTGTCTGTGCGTCAATCTTCATGAAGATCGCAGCCTCAACCAGAGCCCCGTACAGCAGCACGGAGTCAAAGTTGTCGCCAAGCCAAGTCGTACCAGCCTCAACGATCGAAGTCGGCATGAAGAAGTAGTGCAACTCAACCGAGTACGCCGCGTCAGGCGTAGGACCCACCATGAAGCTCAACTCATTGGTGATGACGGGCGGGTTGTTGTTGGTTGTGGTCGGGCCAAACAGAGCGTAGTACTGTGGGATGCCTGTGCTCGTGGGGTTGGGGTACGCTTGACGGATGAAGTTCACATCCTTGTTGAGCAGGTACTCGTAGCGCCCAGTGGCATCAATCACAGCCATCGAATACACCGACAAGAAGTCGGAGGGCGAGGACAGGTACTTGTTGTTGGCTGTCAGTGCGCCCGTCACGTTCTTGCGAATCGAGGGGAACTGGACCGTGTTGAAAATACGCTGCTCAGCCTGCTTGATGAACGTGTCGATCTGATCTTTGGATGTGACAGTCTGGCCGTCCCACGTCAAAGTGTCGGGGAACGTGTTCTCAAGGTACGCCTGAATTTGGGCGCTGAGCTGGGCGTAGTTCATGCGAGTTTCTTGCTCGAGTTCGTACCCTTGGTGGCGCAGCCAGTGCCACGGGTCTTCACGGTTTGCGTGTTGGGTATGTTATTGGGGTAGCCGTTGTTGTTTGGAACGATCGGCACGGTTTTAACTGGAGTGTTTTGCATATCAACCTTTCATGGGTTTCTTGGGCATGCCGCCAGCTTTGAGCTTGGTCAGGGGCTTGCCGGGGTGTTTGGAGCGCTCATGCTTATGCACTGCGGCCTTGACCACTTTCTTGTCCATCTTCACATCAGAGTGTTTCTTGGTTGCCATGTTGGCTCCTTACGTTACAACAAATTTGTTTGACTTGTCACGGTTGCTTTTTGCGGGAAGCACCTGCAGATTATGCGGTACATGAAGCCCAGAAACAAGCTTTCCGTGCAGAGGCACAATGTGATCTACATCCCAGCGAAAGCCAAAGAGCCGCGTTCTCAAGTTGGCCAGCTCGTAGGCTTGCTCCATGAGCCAAAAATCATCTTCCTGCAACCAGCACGGCGTGCGCTTTTCGCGGGCCATAACGTATTTCTTCGCCTTTGCATTGAGTTTTGGCTTGTTGTTTGTTGCATATTTTATATGCGCACTCTTTACCTTGTCAGAATTGTCTAAGCGCCACTTTTTTAAGCGTTCTTTTTCAGCAGCCCTATACTCCTCAGACGTAGCTTTTGCATGATATCTGGCGGCAATTTGACTTCTGTGGCATGCCTTGCACCACCAGAATAAACCGTCTTTTGACCCGATTTTTTTATAAAAATCTTCTGCCGGTTTGTTGCATTTGCACAGGTTGCAGACTTTCATGTTGTGACCACCGATACCTGACCGACTTCCACGTCCAAAACCAAGGGATTTGGCGTCAGCAACTCATCAAATTGTGNNCATTCGTTGCACACGATGATGTTGACGTTCTTGGTCTTGATGACCAGCGCCTTGAGCTCTTTCAGACGGAACTGAAAACCACAGCGATCGCATATCGCAATGGCTTTTTTGCCTGATGCGAAGCGGTTTCCCATGGTCAGCTACCGATAAACATCTGGCGAGGAACGAAACGCAGCGCAGCCTTCTCTTGGTCTTCACCAGAGGCCAACTGCCATGCTTCGTCGTACTGAGCCTTGAGGACTTCCAAGCGGTTGATTGCGTCTGGCACCTTGAGGGCCAAGTAGTAGGCCAAGCCGGCCACCATGCATGGGATGAAGCGGAAGGGCATGTCCATCGTGTTCACGCCATCTCCGGCGTTCTGGATGCGACGCATGCGCCAGTAGACCAACTGGTAGGTCTGCGAGTTGTCCGGCACGGGCCACAGGGTCACACGAGGGGTGTCCAAGCGCTCGATCCAAATCTGGATTGGGCGGGCCTGCTGGAGTTTGTTGGGAATGGTGGCGTAGGTCGAGACGCTGATCCGGGTGATGGTCAGGTCTGCTTGATTGGAAGCGCTGCCAGCACCAGTACGGATGACGTGCTCCAAAAGGTCCACGGTATCGGTCGGCAGGTTGTATGTAGCAGTGCCCGGTACCAAGTTGATGGTGCCCTGCTCAAACGTGAACATGTTGATGCCACGGTTGGCCCAGTCAGCAAACAGCAAGTTCAAGGAACGCCGTGCCGTGCGCAGGTCGTAACCCGTGCGCAGCTCTGCGCCGCAACGCTCGAACGCCTCCTCGACGATCTCACTGAGGTCGAGGTTAAAGTTTGCTACGCCGGATGTTGCCATTATCTAAACCCTGCTGTTTTCTTTGCGATGGTCTTGGGCTGTGCTACGAACTGCTTCCCGGCTTTTTTGCCAGCGCGTTTCGCACGCGTTGTAGCAGCGTACTCAGCAGGGCTGAGGCTTTTAATTGCAGCTTTAGGAAGGTATCGCTCACCTGTTTCAGAAGATTTTTTACCACTTTTCGTCCTCCATTCTTGGTTGCCCCAGTCTTTGAGGGATTTTTGCGGAGCCTTCATAGCAGTGGCCCGTTGTAACCGTCTGCATTATCTCTCATGTACTTGGCTGCAGCATCCAAAATTAATGGATTGTCTCTCGCATGCCCAAGTATGTTGTTGCAAGGGTTGCACAAAACTCCACGAAATTTTCCAGAAACGTGGCAGTGGTCTACATCCAAACGCTTGCCCATCTCATCTTCTGTTACCCCGCAAATCATGCAAGCGTACCCCTCGGCTTCGCGCAGTTTTTCCCATTGCTCATAAGAAAGCCCGTAACGAAGCTGCAGCTCTCAAATAGTTTTTTCCGGACCACTTGTCAAAAAACGAGTAGAACTCTGCCGTGTCTTTTTCAGCCTCGCAATGCTTACATACCTTAGTCACGATACGAGCCTCCTGCGGCTTTGTACTTCTTGGCCACGAGCTGGGCTTTACGGGCGCTCCATTTTCCAGCGCCAGTGCCTTGGGTTGCGGCGGCTTTGACTTGGCTCACGATCCGCTTGCGCATCTCGGGCTTCGTGTAGTTGCCGGCCGCATTGACCTTGCCGCCCTCCGCATACTCAGTGAACTGGTCACCGTCTCTGCGTTTGGCGGTTTTGGCCTTGGGCATCTTCGAAGGTTTGACGGCACCCATGCCGCGTGAGGCCATCATGGCTTAGCAGGTCTTGCCGCCCATTTTCATGGCGATCATCTTGCCTTTGGTGCCACCTTTTTTGATGACTCCATCAGGCTTGGAGCTGGTCTTGACCTTGCCCATTTTCATGGCCGGCATCTTGCCCTTGGCAGGCATATCCTTCTTGGCCATGACCGACTTAGCCATGCCGCGACCCATCTTTTTCATCATTGCGTTTTCGTTCATTTTGAACTCCTTTAAACAGTTTTGCACCTAGTGAGACCGCGCTTGGCAATCCCGTTAATCGACCCACCTTTTTTCATTCCGAAGAATTCTTTCAACGCCTTGCCTCGCGCAGCAGAACGCTGGCCGGGAGACATCTTGTCTTGCTCTTCGCGCTTCTTGCGATACGCAACAGCACCGGGCTGCTCGCTGAGCATCTTGCGTTGTGCTGCCTCTTTCGCTGGGCGGGCTTTTTCCTCAGCCTCATCAGCCGAACGTCTTGCTGCACGCGCAGCATCACGCTTCTTCTCGGCCTCGTCACGTTGGCGCAACAACGAGGGGTTCATAGGTAGGGCTGAAAAAGACGAGCCAGACTTCTTTGCAGGTGCCGTGCTGGCAGCGCTGCCACTTGATGCGGCTGGCTTTGCCTTATTGGCACCTTCAGAGCGGTAGCTGCTGCTGACGGCCGGGGTGCTGGCTTTGCTCTTTGGAGCCACGTCATCACTGCGCTTGGTCTTTGCATTACTCTGGCCGGGACGGGTTGGCGTGCGGGCTGGCATGCTTGCCATGGACTCCATGCGGCGATCCCGCTCATCCATGTCGCCGTCACTGGCTTTTTTGGATTCTTCCGAATTTGCAGATGAGGCTCTAGCCTTCACCATCTCTTGGACTTCGCCTGCAAGCTTCTTGCGTGCTGACTCCATGTCGGCTTCCTTGTTATAGGAGCCGGTTTGGATGTCATCTCCGCTGCCGCTTTTGACGCGCTTGCCTTCGCTGTCCAGCAGGTAGCCGCCGTCTTCGTATCGTTTGGTCTTCTTCATGATTTACTCCTCAGCAGGTTTTGCAATTGGTCTTGCCACGAATGGCGATGCCGTCGATTGAGCCGCCTTTGGCCATTTTGACTGCGGGCTTTTTAGGCGCAGGCTTTTTGACTGCTGGCTTCTTGGGTGCTGCCTTCTTTAGAGGAGCAGAACCACCGTCGATGTCTTGAGGTGGCTGTCCCATGTCAGCGGTGTAGATGCCGCCATCTCGATATTTTTTCATCTCAGTTCCTTCAGCCTTGTCGGCTTTGACAAACTCTTTACCGACCTTCGTCGGCACCTTGACCTTTTTGGCAAACTTGGGATTGTTCGCCACCGCTTGCATGAACTTCTTCTGCTCTGGTGATTTACTGGGCATTACTTCCCCGCATACCAATTGACAAGCTGAACAAGCCCTGCGCCCATGACGCTACTGGCTCCGCCAACCAACATCAAAACCTTCCAGCCGCCACGAGCTTCAGACAGTGTTTTGTCAATTGCCGCCAGCGTTACCTGCATCTCTTTCATGTTCGACAACATCTTGTCCATGTCATCTTGCAGGTGCTTGATGTCGGACGCATGCGTAGCAAGTTCACGGGCTGTTTGGATAGCTTCTTCACTCATGTCAGCACTTCCACCTTGCGAGAGAAGCCGCCTTGCGGGTAGGCTTGCCCTTCTCATCTTTCATCGGACCCGGCATCCCAGACATGCGTGCGCAGAACGAATCCTTGCGCTTGCCGCCTTGGGGCTGCGGGGCTTTGAGTTTGCTACCGGTGGCAGCGTTGTACTTGGCACGGCCTTTGGCAGTCAGCCCCGCCCCTTTGGAGACGGGCAGCTTTTCGCCACGACCGACTGCAAGGGATGGGGTTTTCTTAGCCATAGATCAAGATAATTGAGGTCGTGTTCGTCACCGTGCCGTGCAGTGCGCCTTCTTTGCAGAGGAGCCCTTCACCGGGAACGGGGATGATTGTGTAGCCAGCTGTCGTGTTGGCTGCGGTGTTAATCGTGGCGATGATCTCGCCAGAAGCACCACCTTGACGGATTACCACAGACCCAGCGGTAGCACCATTCACAGCGTAGATCGTTTTGACACGAGTACGCGGAATGTCACCATCGCCTTGGGTCTTGAAGTTGCCCGTTGCCGTCAGCGGCTTGGTCGCTAAGACGTCGGTTTGCATACCCATGGTGGGCTCCTAATTAGGCAGTGCGTGTGAACACGTAAGCAGTGGCGCTGGAGAACATGATGGTGTAACGAGCCAAGCCGGTAGCGCCGGCGGCGATAGTCAGGTCACCAAAAGAACCAGCGGTGTCGGCAGCGGCGGTAGACAGGATTGCGTTGGTGTTCACTGCGATGGTCACGGTGTTCGCGCCAGCGGTGTTGTCAATGAACAAATCCAGCACAGTGCCGCGAGAAGCGCCCAAAGCCGCACCCAGAGCCGTGCCGGTGGGCAAGGTGATCGTGGTAGCTGCAGCCGAGGTCGAAGTGATGTAGCCATCAAGCGTACTGGGCCGGAGAAGGTGGTCAATGCCATGATAATTTCCTCATGCGGTTAAGCGTATCTGTCTGCATGACGTCAGCCGGACCTGTCAGATACGCCGGTGATTCCGGGTTATGTGTTTATATCACGCAGGTAGTGTGGGGTCAACGAGCTTGTTCGATTTTTTTAAGTTTTCGTCTTGGGTGATGACTTCCATGTTCCACGGCACATGCAGGCCGCACACGGTCTCTCCTTGTAGTGGTGTGATGTGGTCCACGACGTGGGGTACGCCCATGCGACGGCTCAACTCAATGGCCAGCCGGTACTTCAGCCGAATCTCCAGCTTGTGCTCGGCCGTGAGCCACTTCGGCGTGGCCTGTCGGAAACGTCGGCGGCGAGCGTTCACAAGCTCGCGGTACAGGTCTGGGTTGCGTTCTTTATAGGCCAGCTTGTACTGGCTCACGACGGCCGTATCGCGGGCTTTTGAGCGGGCTTTGACCACCGCTGTATTTCGGGCGTAATAGTCCTGCTTGGCCTTCTGTCCAGCTTTGGACTTGTTGTACTCCGCGAAGTACTCTGCACGGGTTTCAGTGCCGCGCTGCCACTCAAGCTTCAGGCATTCAAGGCACGCGCCTTTGGTCTTGCGTGGGGCAATGTGCCCGTGCTTGCAAGGCTCTCCGGTGAAGTAGTAAGCGGCTCCTGTGGCCTTGGCTTCGGCGCGGGTCTTGGGTAGGTTTGTGGTGACCATGTGTGCTCCTTGGTTTTGACACAGGTAATATACCACAAAAAGAAAGGGGACCGAAGTCCCCTCTCATATTAAACCGTAAGGTCTAATTAGTTGGAGCCGGAGCTACCAAACATCCCGAGCGGATCGCTCCAGCCAAAGGAGTAGCGCTCGCGGCTCTTATAGCGAACGTTGCCCGTGTCAAAATCCCCGTCCATGGAATTGGACAGGGGAGTACGGACAAAGTGCTTCAAGCCGTTAGGCACGTCAGTCTTCAAGAACCAAGCGTTGTTGTCGGTCAAGAAGTGGTTGACGCCATAACCTTCGGGGATCGCGCCCATTGCTTTCAAC